TGATGCCCACACCCATGAGTAAGGACTTGGTGAAAGGCGACCAGATTGCCTTGTACTTACAGGTGCCACTTTCCACAGTCTATAAGCTGGCCCGAGAGCGAAAACTGCCAGGGCATAAGGTCGGGAAGCATTGGCGTTTTTTTATCGGCGAAGTCGAGCGATGGATAATCGACGGTCAACCGACACTGCCTCCGCACAGGCAGAGGAAGGCAAAAGTTGATGCTGGTATTGTCACGGAAAGAAGGTGAGACGATTTTTATTGGAGAAGATATTCGAATTGTGCTCCTCACGCTCCACGGCAAGCAAGCGAGGATCGGGATCTCCTGCCCTGACTACTTGACGGTGATGCGAGCGGAACTGGGGAAACGAACGAGGAAAAATAGGTGGCCGAACTGCTCGCCGGAGGAGATTACTTACCTACATCATCGGTATGATGAATTGAGGGAATGGTGGGAACTTACTAAGATGGTAGATAGGGAACGAGAGTTTAATGACATCGATGCGTTTTTAATTCAACTCCGACGATGGGCCTTGATTGAATACATGGAACGCTACAGCCACTGGTACAAGGAGGCGTAGCATGACCACGGAGGAGGAAATGGATAATTCCCAAAAACCAGAAGGAAGCTGCTGCCCGAAATGCGCAGGATTTTATTTGTGGGGAGATGAAAACGGACGCTGCCTGTGTTGCGGTTTTCATTGGAACCCCACCATCCAACCCAAGGGGTTTAAGATTCCGCACTGCTGTTTTGGTCAATGCGTTAAACCTATTGATCGTTTCGAACAAATATTTTGTCCCACGCATGCGAGGGAGATGGTGAACGCCGGAGCCAGAAAGAATATCCAACGCCAACGTAATTACACCAAGCGGAAAGGGAATCAAGAGGAAGGTGCTATTCGACTAAACGCACCCATAATGGTAAAACTAAAGTCACACCACAAGAAAACGGTAGCTTAGGGTCGCGTAAGGATGCCTTTCCAGACATTCATAATCGCTGCGTGGTCCAGCCTACCGCTGGGAGCCAGGGGGGTTTTCTGGTTTTCCTCCCTGGCCTTCCTTAAGGATCTATGACGACAGCCGAAGTTTTCTTTGATAAGTGCTGCGGACTCTGTCGCTTCTTCCTCCTGCGACCCCAGAGCCTTACCCACGGAACTTGCACCGAACCCACCAACGAATTCTGTCGAACCGAATATTTCGGCGGAAATTCCTGCTGGAAGTTTAAGGCCAAGCCGGACCAGGCCGAGCATCCCCTTAACAAATAGCAGACACCCTATGCAGATCAACTATCTCCCGCTTTCGGAAATCGAACCCGCGATCCGTAATCCCAAGAATCATGACCTCGATGCGCTACATGAAAGTTTCAGCCGTTTTGGGTTTGTGATGCCCTTGCTAAAAAATATGACGACAGGCCGGTTGACGGTCGGCCATGGGAGATTGGAGGAACTGCAACGGGCGAAAGAAGGAGGCCAGGAGCCACCGAAAAATATTAAAGTGGAGGGTGAGGAATGGCTGGTGCCGGTTATCGAAGGTCATAGTTTCAAAGACGATACCGAGGCCGAAGCATACCTTCTGGCCGACAACCGTTTGGTGGAGGTAGGAGGCTGGACCAACGAGGAATTGGTCCCGATCCTGAAAGACCTGCGGGACCGGCAAGCCCTGGCCGGCACCGGCTACACCACGGAAGAAGTCGACAAATATATCCGGCAGGATATCCTGGAAAAACAACAACTTCTCGACGATTCCGATACCGTAATGGAGCCTCCCAAAAATCCGGTCAGCCAGGAAGGCGATTTGTGGGCTTTGGGCGACCACCGTTTGATGTGCGGAGATTGTACCGATGAGCAGGCGGTTCGACGGCTGTTGGGCAACGTGGAGCCATTTCTGATGGTAACCGACCCTCCCTATGGCGTCGACTACGACCCAGAATGGCGAGCCGAGGTGGGCCTCAACGCTAGGGAAGGTCCCGCGCATGGCCTGGTCGAAAATGACGATCGGGAGGATTGGCAATTAGCCTGGCGACTTTTCCCTGGAGCGGTCGCCTACATTTGGCATCCCGGCTCGGGGAAAGCCTCGGAGGTTTTGGCGAGCCTACGAGCGCAGGGATTCGAATTGCGAACGCAGATCATTTGGAACAAGAGCACCTTTGCGATTAGCCGGTCGCACTACCATCACAAACACGAGCCTTGCTTTTACGTTCACAAGCCAGGCACCTCGGCCAAATGGATCGGTGGTCACGATCAAACGACCGTCTGGGATATCCCGAAAAATGCCAGAAACGATAGCGGCCACTCCACGCAGAAACCCGTGGAATGTATGCGTCGGCCGATGCTCAATCATTCGAGCGACGGCCATCCGGTTTACGACCCGTTCCTCGGTAGCGGGACCTCGATCACGGCCGCAGAAAGTGTCGGCCAGTTTTGCTATGGCCTGGAAATTTCGCCGGCTTATTGCGACGTCATTATCGAACGCTGGAAAAAATTAACGGGAGGATCACCAAGGAGAATGAATGGGAGCTGATAGTAAAAAGTGCGGAGCCAACCTCCGGAAGAAGCCTGGTCTGCATTGCCAGAAACTTCCCATGATCGGCAAGACCCGCTGCCGGCTTCACGGCGGAGCCACGCCGGCTGGGCTTGGCTCGGCCACGTTTAAGCATGGCCGCTACTCGAAAGTCCTCCCCATGAACCTCGCGCTTCACTACGACCTGACCGGCACCGATCCCGAGCTCCTGACCCACACGCCGGAGCTGCGGCTGCTCGATACACGGCTGCATAGCCTGGTCAGTGAATTGGGAAAAACTGATCCGCATAAAGCCCTGGAGAAAATCATTTCTGCTTGGGAGGCGTTTCAACGCTCTCGAACGAGCGGGGAGATGAATCCCGCTGTATGCCTAGAGGCCGTGGGCAATGCGATCAAGGAAGTGCCGATTCAGCAAACGTATCTCTGGGGCGATGTTTTAGAGGTGGTTGAATCGCGTGGGAAAATACTCGAACGGGAAACTCGAAGGATACGGGAATCCGAGCACACAATGGAGGCACCACAACTGATTATGATCATAGAATTTGTTGCGGATATCGTGAGACAGGCGGTAACACATTATGTTGATCGAACAATTGCCAGTCGTATCCTCACTCGAGTCTCGGGAGAACTCTCAGGATTGGTTAATCGGCAATCTAGCCAGGCGGTTGGACCCGAAACAGTCAGCGCCTAAAAACGACAGTGCGCTGTTCTGGCAGACCTGGTTATTAAAAAATTTCGGGACATTCTTCCTCACTGAAAACCGCGAGGCATCCTTTGCGACCTACCACGAAGAGTTTTGGTTGTGGGTGTATGCCTTAGAAGAATTCGTGCGACCGGAACCGCTGATCGCGGTATGGCCGAGGGAAGGCGGGAAGAGTACCAATGTCGAACTGGCGATTATCTACCTGGCCCACAAGCGGATCAAGCAATATTGCGTGTATATTTCCGGCACTCAAGAGCAGGCGAATGACCACATCGGGAATATTGCCACCGCACTTGAGGGATCTATAATCCAAGAAACGGACCCTGATTTATGCGAACGGCAGCTGGGGAAATACGGCCACAGCAAGGCCTGGCGCATGAATCGATTACGCACAGCCTCGGGATTAACTGTGGATGCCGTGGGCCTGGACGCGATGGGTCGAGGAGCCAAGATCGGCAAACGCCGACCGGACCTGATAGTCTTTGACGATATCGATAAGGACAACGACACCAATGCAGCGGTCGAAAAAAAGATCAATCTCCTTACACGGAAAATCATCCCTTCAGGAAATGAATTTGTGGCGATCCTAGCTGTGCAAAACCTAATCCACGGCCAGTCGATTTTCACCAGGTTCACGGATGGCCGAGCCGAATTCCTTATCGATAGAAAAGTTTCCGGTCCCTATCCCGCGCTGGCCGATTTCACATTTAGCAAAGCCACCGATGGCAAGGCCACGATCACAGGTGGCGAACCGACCTGGGACAACCTTAGCGTCAATCGCTGCCAGCGGATCATTAACGATATTGGCCTGAACGCCTTTCTGGCCGAATACCAGCACGACAAGTCTGCCCAGCAAGGCATGTTCTTTCAGGACATTTGGGTTCCGTCGATTCTGATCATCGACTCGTTTGAAATTCCTCCGCACTGGCGCATTGATCGTTCCTTTGATTATGGCTATTCTGCACCGTTCGCCGTGAATTGGTGGACGACGGCAGATGGGGAAACGCCTGTGGGAAGGCACCGGAGGATCTATCCGAAAGGGACGCTGATCGGGATCCACGAATGGTACGGCTGGAACGGGAAGGCGAACCAGGGCTGCAGAATGTTGGCCGCAAACATTGCCGTTAACATCCTGGCCATAGAAGATAGAACGCCTTATCTCAAAGGACGAGTGAAGCCTGGGCCTGCCGATTCGAGTATTTGGGATGGGCCACCGAACAATTCCGTGGCGACGGACATGGCCGGAAAGAACGTTCACTGGTATGCTGTCGACAAAGGTCCAGGCTCGCGGATCAATGGGGCGAGACTTTTTCGGGAACGCATTCAGGCGTCAAACCAAACGCCGATGACGCAGCCAGGGTTTTTCGTTTGGAGGAATTGTGTGCAGCTGGTTCGGTGTTTGCCGGACCTCCCGCGAGATCCGTTAGAGCCGGACGACGTGAATACCGAAAGCGAAGATCACAACTACGACAGCAGTCGATATCGAATACAATGGAAGCCGCAACTTATCACCACAGGACGCACCGTTGGAATGTATTAATTCCTTAACCGTTTCGAGCAATCCGATGTTGGTCGAATCACCTTGTGCCTATCTAAGGAGGTTCAACTATGCCCAGCACCGGAAACACGCTCCTGCCAGCCACGCAGAGTGCGATCGTCAATACGACAGCCTCTGACTCCGTTCAAACCAAACATCCCGAGTGGATACAGGCCGCACCCGACTGGGTCCTCTGCCGCGATGCCGCAGCCGGCGAGCGCAGAGTAAAAGAAAAGCGCGAGACCTACCTTCCCTCCACCTCCGGTATGCGATCAGCCGGCATGGGAAGCAAGCAGGAAGGCCTCGCCATGTACAACACTTACTTGATCAAGGCGGTCTTTCCGTACCTGGTACAGCCGGCAGTCAATGCCCTGGTCGGAGTGATGCATCGGGAAACTGCGGTGTTTGAATTGCCGCCACAAATGGAACCGCTCCGCGAGAACGCGACCCTCGAAGGCGAATCCCTCCAGACGCTGCTCATGCGAATCAACGAAGCCCAATTACTCACGGGACGCATTGGCCTGTTGGCTGATGTGCCGACCGGCCAAGGTGGCATCCTCCCGCATATCGTCGTTTACGATGCCGAGTCGATTATTAATTGGGATGAATCGCGCAGACCGGATGGACGCAAACGAGTGGACCTGGTGGTGTTGGACGAGAGTGATTGGGAACGATCGACCGGCTTTGGCTGGGAGTTTCAGAACAAATACCTGGTGCTCGACCTGGTGCCGAGTGATTCTTTGACGGAAAACTTCGAGGATGTCCGGAAGGTCCAAAGCGGTCAGGCCGTGTTGTATCGTAGCCGGCTGGAAGTGGTCGACGATGAATCGATCAAGAATGAGCAAGCCAACCGGCAAACAGAAGTCACGCAGGTGTCCGGAGCGACGACGCTTGAAGGCGTGACGCCTGCCCTGCGCGGGATGACCCTTGAGGAAATCCCTTTCGTCTTTATTGGTTCGGTGGATTTAACGCCAACACCGGATCAGATTCCTATGCTCGGCCTTACCAATTTATCTTTTACCATTTATCGAGGCGAGGCCGATTATAGGAACACGCTCTTTATGCAGGGCCAGGATACGCTCGTCACAATCGGAGCGATGCAAGGAGAAGGCGAACAAAAGGTCAGCTTCGTTGGTGCCGCTGCCTCGCTCAACCTTCCACTCAATGGCGATGCGAAATACATCGGAGTCTCAAGCGACGGTCTGCCCGAGCAACGAACTGCCTTAGAGAACGACTACAACAAGGCTTCCGAATTGGGCGCGAACCTTTTGTCCTCCAGTCGCGGCGCGGCCAAGGAGGCAGAAGAAACCCTGCAGATACGAGTGGCTGCTCGCACAGCCAGTATTACCACCGTCGTCGTAGCCGGCGCAGTGGGCTTGCAAACCCTCTTAAGGAAAATGGCTAAGTGGATGGGCCTTGATCCGATGACGGTCATCGTCACTCCTAACATGGACTTCATCCCAGACAGATTCAACCCGAAAGAACTCCTCGACTTCATGGCTGCGAAGAATGCCGATGCACCGTTCGCCCTGGAAAGTATCCACAACTGGGGACGCGAGAAAGGCATCACCGAACTAACCTTCGATGAGGAAATGACAAAGATCGAGGAAGAGCAAAAACAACTGGATGATATGCGAGGCACCGAAGAGGACGACGAGACCATTGAGATGCGGACGCTCATGCTCGATCAACTCCGGAGGCAGGGACAGGCTAATTCAAATCAACCGGCGAAAACTCCCGAAGGGTAATCGATGGCCCTTACCTCCAATGAGCAGATTCGGGACGCGCTTATCAGGCGTCAAACGAGAATCCTCCGACTCGGCACGACTCTAGGAAGTGATATGCGGAGGCTGCTGAGGTTGGTAGATGACGACCTTCGTAAATTGATCGAGGTCCGGAGTAGTCCACTCACTGGTAACAGGAGGAAATTCGGCAAGACCCGCACTGCTCGGGCCAATGCTTTAATGCAGGCGATTCGGGATCTACAGAAGCCCACCTACATAGAAATCAATCGAGAGATCAAAGCCGCCATGGGCGAAATTGGTGTGCTCGAGGCCCAGTTTACGAAGTCGACCATCGAGGCAGCATTGCCGGTCGTGGTTGATTTGGCTTTACCCACTTCGACGCTGCTGAATGCCATCGCTACGAAGCAGCCTTTCGAAGGCCGCATCCTTTCAAAGTGGATCCGCGATCTGAACAACACCGACACCAATCGGATGATGGATCAAATCCGAATCGGGATGGTCAATGGCGAGGGCGAGAAGGAAATCACTCGCCGCATCTTTGGAACGGCCACACAAAACTTTCGAGATGGAACCCGCGCACTCACCAAGAGAAACGTGGAAGGGATCGCTCGCACAGCGGTGTCGTTCATCACCAACCAGGCCAGACAGGAAGTCTATGCGGCCAACCGAGCGATTATCCCAGAGGAGGTTTATGTCGCCACGCTCGATGGCAAGACCACCTTGCAGTGTATTGGGTTAGATGGAAGGATCTTTAGGAATGGCGAAGGGCCGGTCCCACCTGTTCATTTTAAATGCCGATCATTACGTGCACCAGCGGTCAATGGAAGGGCCATTGGAGAACGCACAGCTAAGGCTGTGTCAAAACAAATGCTGGAAGGGTTAAGCGAAAAAGAGCAGCGGTCTTTGATCAACAAGTTAACAGGACAAGTCCCAGCGACTGAATCCTATCAAAAGTTTCTGAAGAAACAACCAGTTGGTTTCCAAAATGATATCTTGGGTAAATCAAAAGGTGCGCTGTTTAGAAAGGGGGGTTTGACAGTTGATAAGTTCACCGACCCAAGAGGAAAAACATTCACGCTTGCGGATCTCAGGCGGGACCATCCAGAGGCATGGATCAAAGCGGGTTTGCCAGATTAATAATTCACAGTTAGTATACTTATCGAAAGGGACACGCAATGGCGAAATTAAAAGCGGTTTACGACAAAGAAGAAGATATTCCAGTTGAATACAAAGCCCTTTTTAAGCAAAAGGACGAGAAGTGGGCCATAGAGATTGAGGGCATCCAGACTGATGCCAACGTCGCCAGGCTGGAATTTTCCATTAAAAAAGAACGAGATGAGAATGCCAAACTCCGCGAGGAAGCCAAACTCCACGGCAAGACTCCCGAGGAAGTGGTCGCCCTGGCCGAGGAGCTAGAATCGGTTAAGGCCCAACTGGAAGCCGGAGGAGGCAAGCCGGATCAAGAGGCGACTGCCAAACTCGTCGATGCTCAACTCAAGATCAAAGTCGGGCCACTCGAACGAAGCATCCTGAAGCTGACCAAGGAGCGCGACGAGGCCGTGGGCGCGACTCATACGCTTACCGGCGAAATCACGACAGGCAAAATCGAGCTGGCCCTACGTGCAGCGGCTGAAAAAGCGAAGGTGGTCCCTTCCGCGATTCCCGATGTGGTGATGCGCGGTTTGCGGGACTTCGAACTTATCGAGCACGAAGGCAAGATCCGCATCGTCACCAAAGAAGGGCATGCCACACCAGGGATCGAGCCGGAAGTCTGGGTCGAGGACCTCTCACAGATCGCTCCGCACTATTGGCCAGGCAATCAAGGCGCGGGAGCCAATGGATCTGGGATACAACTCGGCATCACCGAGAACAACCCATGGACAAAGGGGCATTGGAACGCGACAGAAAAAGGCAAGATCATCGAAAAGTATGGCAACGAGAAAGCCGGACAGCTAGCGAAGGCTGCTGGCTCTACTCTCTACGCACTCGAGCCACCAAAGGCATAGGAGGTTTATAGACAAAAAGTAACCGCCCACCAATCCCGTCCGGCACGTGATTGCATTCGACAATCAACCTGGCGTGGGAAATTCCGATGATTTTCCTGCCGTTAATTAAACGCAAATTAACAGGAGGAAAATCTCATGGCCGCAGGACCTATCACTCAAGTCGCAGATGTAATTGTTCCCGAAATATTCACTGCTTACGTTCAACAAATCTCAGAACAGAAGTCTCGGATTGTGCAATCCGGAATTTTGGTTTCTGATGCTGAGATGAACAACAAGCTGGCTGGTGGAGGCTTGACCTTCAATATGCCAAGCCAACGCGATCTCGACGACGACGTTGACAACGTTTCCAGCGATGACGTAGCCGATTCAGTGGCTGCTGATTACGGAGCCGGCACTCCAGCCACTCGGCTGGATTCCATTCCTTTGAAAGTACAAACCGACCAGGAAATTGCGGTGCGCTTATCGCGTAACAACTCCTGGTCCTCGGCTGACCTGGCTGCGGCTTTGGCCGGCCACGATCCGATGATGGGTATCGCTTCCCGAGTAGGAAACTACTGGGCGCGACGGCTACAAGCGGCCTTTGTCGCTACCATCAATGGCGTGATTGCCGACAACGTCGCCAACGATGCAGGCGACTACCAGAACGACATTTCTGGCGGTGGCTTTATCGATGGCGTCACGAACTTCAGTGCTGAAGCCTTCGTGGACGCGGCTGTAACGATGGGAGATTCGATGGGCGGACTAACGGCCCTCCTGGTTCATTCCATTGTGTTTGCTCGTATGCAGAAAAATAACTTGATCGATCAAATCCCTGATGCCAGGGGCGAGATCCTGATCAATACCTTCCTGCAACGCGAGGTGATTATCGATGACGGCCTGCCGAATACTGCTGGCGTCTTTGATAGCTGGCTCTTCGGTTCAGGGATGGCTCGTTTGGGATCTGGGACACCCAAGGTTCCGACCGAAGTGCAACGCTACCCACAAGCCGGCAACGGTGGTGGGCAAGAGGTGCTGTACAACAGGAATGAGTGGAGCATTCATCCTGCCGGCCATGCCTACACCGGAACGCCTCCGATCGGTGGACCTGGAAACGGCACCGGCGCGAACGAGCTGAACAATGCGGCTTCGTGGAACCGTGTGTGGCCCGAAAGAAAGATGATTAAGTTCGCTCGATTAGTGACTCGGGAAAGCTAACAGTCATTAGCTTTTTTGTTGTCAGGATGCGTCGGGCAGTTTGGAAAAGTTTTCCTCTGCCCGCGCATCACCAACCTTTACTAATTGGAGGATTTGAGCATGGGCAAAGGATTACCACGGAGCCATCAGGCTTCCCTAATTGGACAAGTCAACGTTATTCAAATCCCCTTGAATGGAAAAGGGGGAGTGGGGCTTTTCGAAGTCGACGGAGCCAGCGGTGTTGGTTTCGGATCGATGCAGATCGGTGGATTCCCAGAAGGGTTTATCCATTTTATGGGCGCATCCTGTTCCCTGAGTTTCGCGGGATCAGGAGCCGACGCAGGGTTAGTCGATACCTGGGCTGGCGACTTTGCGGTAGGGACCACGCCGGCAGGCGACGGCACTCTTACTGCTGGCGATGTAGATATTCTGCCAAGCACTGCCCTCGCAGCGGCCACAGCAGAAGTCTCACCCATTACCGAGGCCCTTTCCATAGATGCGGCCAATGCACACAACTTCGACAACACCGATGGAAGTTTAGAGTTAAACCTCAATCTGTTGATCGACGATGCCAACATTTCGGCTGACGGTGTACCCATCACCGTCACGGGTTTTGTTTCGATCGCTTACTGCGTGTTGGGGAACGCAGACTAATAAGATGGGAGAGGTTCACGCCTCTCCCATTTTTACTTTTTGCAAAGGGGAAAACAATGAATGACGACAAAGAAAAAGCAACGACCGTGGGAGAGAAAGCCCTCCCACCTCTCGACCAGGTTCCTCCTGCTCCGGAGATGCCGGTCTTGAAACGGAAGGCCCACCGTTTGGATACCAAGACGGAAACGGTGGAGAAGCCTGCCTGGTTGGAGATGCCTGGTGGGGACGAGGAGATTTGTGGGATGCCCCCAAACCAGGTGTTCACCGATTTAGAAATGTGCGAACGAGGCTGCAAAGAATTTGCTCGGCAATCCGCGACGCTGAATAAGCGGATGGAAGAAATCAGACAAGCCTTAAAACATATCGATAAAACATCCACGCTCCTGAACCATCACCAGCTTCGTTTGCGAGCAAAGAATCCAACCAATCCCAACGATGCCGTGAGGCAATTCCAACAGCGGTCTCAAGAGATGCGGCTGCTTCGACGCGATAATGCTCTGGCCTTTATTGGGAAAGGTACCAACATCACCGACGTGAGGAAGGCGATGAACGTGCAGTCGCCTCTCGATTTAGCACACGGAAGAAAGTCGGGCTTCGGTCAAAAGCGGCCACAGGCAGGACTATTGAAAACGGTCAAATAGAAAGGCACCACCATGTCTCATTTTGGTCTTGTCCAGCAGAGGCAGCACCGTAGGAAAGATCGGTCGGGATTCTCGAATAATTTCATTACCCACTTTCTGCATGGGTCAGGAGTCATCGGTTTGACTCCGATCGTCACCGGCGACGTATTTCCCTCCCGAGCCGGCAACATTATGTTCCAAACCCGCATCCGGATTACGGCCAACGGTGGCGTCCATCGAGGCCTGATTTTCGAGCTAGGAGGATCGGCACGTGGGGCAGCGGCCTGGGTAGGCGATCAAACCATCGGGATTACGGCTGGAAGCGGGACAGTGGCGAACGACAGGGCCACAGCGACCTGGGATTTCGGAGCCGAGCTACCCGTGGGCAGGGAATTCCAATTGACCTTCGCTATCCAGGCTGGATCTGGGCGAGTGCGGTTTTGGGATGGAGGCAACCGGCGAGCAGCGGCGATCTCCGTCAATGGCGATTTTAATGGCGACTGGGCGGACACCAATAACGGCAGTTTCGCTTTGGCTTTGGTAGGCACCATCACGCCTGGCGTACCGGCTGCGTCTCAAATTGCACCGAGCGGCTTTGAAGTCATCGCACCACTCAACGTGTATAACAACCAAGTCCCACGGAGTTTTGTTTAGTGTCATGGCCGAGTAGGTATAAAGAATTAATAGGAGGAGATCTATGGCCTCATGCTTGTATCGAAAATCTAGTAATGAAGCATTGAAATGGCATTTGACGCAACTGTTTAGTGATGCTGATCCTATCTATTTTGGGGTGGCGATTGACCCTCTGACACCTGATGGAACAACTGTGCGTGATACAACAATTGACCCTCCTGGTCCTCGTCGTGTTTTAGGGCAGGCGAAGATTTATGTTCCAGGGTCTAACACCATTCAGAATGCTACTCAAGTGGAGATTGATGGATGGGCAGCATTTGAAACCTCTGATCAAAACAACCAAGACACAGAGCTAGCGGCGGGTATGCTCAACAAGGCGACTCGGTTTTCCAACAAGACGGTACGCAAAGCCTTTGCGGCCATGCTGAAGCGCATTGTCTCTGAGAATAACTTGATGGCGACACAGTGGAATGCGTTTCGTGCGGAAGTGGTGGCGGCAAATAATCTTGGCGATCTTAAAACACGTGTTGCGAATAACACCAACGACGCCCCTATACGCACTATCATACAAGCGAGGGCTGCCTTGCTTGGTGACTTGGACCCTAACGACTAATGCCACAAACGTATAAGAACTACCAGACATGGGAAGTCGCACTTCGAGGGTTTGATGCGGCCACAGAGTCTAGGGTACAAAGCGGGGATATTATTGAGGTACGACAACCAACTCCCTTTGTGGGATTAAAAGAAACCAGCAATTTTCTTTGGCTGAAATTGTTTGGTCTTGATGATACTGAAATGGAAGATTTAAAAGAGGTGATTGAAGATCAGAACGAAATATTTGAAAAACGGAGATACTCTATTCCGTTGGAAAGATTAGTTGGGTTCTATCCAACATTCAGTGTGAGTCGTGCCAATGATGTGGGTGATTTTTACCAACCATTTAGCGTTTATGATTATGACACCCTGGAAAAACTGATAGATAGTGGTACCCCTTTACCCGTTGAGGGATTGGTGTATGACAAATTGCACATGAGGTATTTATAGGTGGCTTCGGCTAGAGATGTAGGGACCAGTGAGAGTGTGAGTCTGTATGACAGTGCTGGGGGGAGTCCTACGCCCGATTATACCTCTCTCTCGACGTGGGAGGCAGATACGGATACGGATCTTGTGACTGCGAACGATAACCCCGTTTTGGAAGTTCGTAACGGCCCACATGCTCAGACTATCAATATGGGTGGCGCGACAGCAAACGCGACCTGGTTTCGGATTATCCGTCCGACCTCCGGTGCGATGCATAATGGGACAGAAGCTACCGCTGTCAAGTTTACAGGAACCACACATACATTACGGGGAAATGAAATTGGCGCACAGGTGCAAGATGTTGCCGCACAGGTGACCGCAAATCAAAGCGGTGACAGATATGGGGTTTGGCTTGCAAAATCTGATTCCAAAACTATCGGGTGTTTTTCTCATGATGCGGCGAATAGTGGCACAGGTGATGCGCTTGCGTTCGTGATCTCTGATGGGTTTATTAGACTTTGTGAGGGTGTCAGAGCAGACCAGGCTGGTTATCAGTTAACCCATGCAGACGCCGAAAACTGCCTTGCCTATGCGTGTGCCGATGGATTTACGCGGGGGTTCGGCACCGTTGTTGTGACGAATTGCGTCAGTACCTTTTCCTCAGGAAGTGATTTTCCTGGACCCCCTACAAGCACGACGTTTTCTATGTCTGGGGATGCGACAGCCACGGGAACTGGTTCTGTGGCTTATAGTGATGACAACGCATTTACCTTTGTCAATGTTGGTGCAGACGACTATCACTTGGACGGGTCTGATACAGGGGCGAAGGATCTCGGAACAGACCTCAGTGGGACATTTGACGATGATATAGATTTCGACATCGTGACAAGTTGGAGTGCTGGACATGATGCTCAAGTGGCTGCAGGAGCAGGAGCAGGTGCATGGCCTTCACCTACAAAACGAATGGCATATTTACTTAACAGATAGGAGTTGAAGTTATGGGACGAATTTATTCAGTCGTCATTCCAAATCTTGCGGTCGCGGTCGCACAAGATCTTTGTTCGGCTCTTGCAGGAGCAACCCATACATTAAAATTGTTAAGTGGGGTTGTTACTCAAAATTCAGATGTGGGGGACGCCGCTGCAATTTCTCTCCGGTTCATTATTAAAGTTGGAGCGGCAGTGGGGTCAGGTGGGTCAGCAGTGACACCAGCAGTAATGCAAGACGGTATGCCAGCAGCCGATTTTACAGCACGAAGGAATGATACAACGGCTGGGACTGGTGGGACAGATCTTCATGAGGAAATTGCCAATATGCAGATTGGCTGGTTTTATCGCCCGATTCCAAAGGAAATGATCAAAGTCGCAAACCGTCGAATAACTATTGAAATTCCTGATGTGCCAACGAGTTCTTTAGATATCTCTGGCACGTTCTTATTTGAAGAAGCAGGATAAAAACTTGGGAATTTTTAGACCGACAATTCATTACCATCGATATCGTTCTATTAGGTGGATAAGTGGCAAGGGTGCTGCTCAATTTGCTGGCGACCTGACATATTCACTGGCCGATTCCGGTGATCTTCAAAGAGGGATTTCTTTGGCCGGTGCCTTGGCCTATTCCCTCAACCATGTCGGGACCATTCAAATTGGGAAACTTTTGGCCGGCGACTTGTCTTATTCCTTGACTCATGCTGGGACCATTCAAATTGGGAAACTCCTGTCCGGTGCCTTAGCCTACTCCCTCACCCATACAGGCGAAGTTGAAATTGGGAAATTCCTAACAGGTGACTTGGTTTATTCCTTGACGCATACGGGGGATATCACGATAGGGAAATTCCTTGCAGGGGATCTAGCCTATTCCTTGACGGAAGTTGGGGATATCCAAGTGGGGAAACTTTTGGCCGGTGCCTTGGCCTATTCTTTAACCGAAGCCGGAGCAATCCAAGTCGGAAAATTCTTAACAGGAGCGTTGACATATTCCTTGACGCATACGGGGGATATTAAACAGGCAGCATTCTTGGGCGGGGATCTAGCCTATTCCCTCACTCATGCAGGGGCCATTGAAATTGGGAAATTTCTTGCAGGGGCTTTGTCCTATTCCTTGACTCATACAGGGGATCTTGAAATCGGGAAGTTCTTGTCCGGTGCGTTAATTTACTCTCTGACGCACCAAGGTGAATTGGCAATAGAAACATTATTGTCAGGGGACTTGGACTATTCTTTAACGGAAGCCGGAGACATTCAGATCGGACAATTTTTAACGGGTGCCTTGAGCTATTCCTTGACCGAAGTGGGGGCAATTGAAATAGGAAAATTCCTCCAGGGTGCATTGAGCTATTCCTTAACTGAGGCCGGAGAGTTAACCCTCGATATTCTTCTAAGTGGTGCGCTGAATTATTCACTGTCCCATGCTGGGAATTTACAAATTGGACAATTCTTAAATGGGGACCTTACCTATTCCTTGACCGAAGCAGGAGACATTCAGATAGGAATAAACTTAGTCGGTCAAGAAACAATCACGCTGACATTAGCCGGAACTTTAACGGTTGCAGCTGTGGTATTCCGAGTTTTGTTGCGAATCAATGAAGCATTACAAACACCCAATATGACAAACGAATCATTGTCTTTCACTCAGTCGGTCGATGAAATATTAACTGCATAAGGAGGATCGAGAAATGGCCATTCCAAAAGATTCAGGCATCCCATATTCAGAGAAAGCGAAGGAACGCTACCAGGAATTGACAGACGCAATTCTTGTCCCTCCCTTGCTCAAAGAATGGGTTTCCCTCATGACAGCAAGGCATGGGGAAAAAGTTAAGGTTCATCAATCTGTTTATACGAATTGGCTGACAGCTTTATTGATTGTCAGGTATGGAGAGGCCGAATCATTTTGGCCGAAAGAATTTTCGGACAAGGATATCAATCGGGCTGCATTTTGGCTTCGCGGAAAAATGCCGGAAGGTGTGTCGTACCATCCAGGCATTAAGGGAAAGGCGGATTCTATTCTAACTGTTGGCTTGAAAACAGCGGTCATGCTGATCGTTGGAGGGTTTCTTGCTTGGGCCTACGATCCAATGTTCCTCTTGACCCTTCCACTGATTCTTGGAACGGCTTTGACCGATCTTTCGGAAGATAACATGATAGAAGGATTCAATAGAAGTAGGTTTTTGGTAATTGCGGATTGGGCAACGATTGCTTATTCCGTTGGTGACGTTGTTCAGTCGGCAACATGGAATGATCGGTTGTTTAGATGCGTGGTGGCTGGAACATCAAGCGGTTCCGAGCCGGCTTTTGGTGCCAACGTAGGAGATGAAGTAACAGACTCAGGTGGTGTGGTGTGGGTAACGGTCGGGGTTGGCCCAGTGAAAGATCCAATCTTCTGGGCATTATATACAGCAGCACCAGGCGAAACGGGCGGGGGAACGGAAGTCACAGGCGGGGCCTATGCCAGAACTGCCCATCAACCACTCGACGCAAATTATGATGTGCCTGCCGGTGGAACGGGGCAAACGGCCAACTCATTAGCAATTACGTTCCCTGCACCATCCGGCGCAAATTGGGGAACAGTCATTTCATTTGCAAGAGTGGATCGAGCAACGGGAGTAGCCAGTATGTTTAGTTATGCGTCTTTGACTTCTTCAGAAGTTATCAACGACGGCGATCAGGCACCACGATTTGCCATTGGCGCTCTTACCTCAACCTGGGCATAACCAATGTCAGTTTTACCAACAAAGTTCGCAAAAATAGTCAACGAAAAAAGCACAGCGATCTATACCGCTGTGCTTCAGGATCAAGATGGTGTCATCATTCCGCTTGCGGATATATCTGCGCTGACGATCTCTCTGTGTACTCTTGATGGAACCGAGATCAATGGTCGGACAGATCAAAACGCGTTAAATGCGAATGGTGTCACCGTGGATGCTCTGGGTAACCTGACGTTTGTCATGGAGCCAGCAGACACCGCCATTATTTTTCCATTGACTGCACTGCCCAATGAAATACACAGGGCAACTTTCAAGGTGGTTTATAGCGGAGGGTTTTCCAATTGGGATGTAGATATCAATGTAAGAAATCTATTGCATGTAACCTAACAGGAAAAAATTATGTCTTTCATTGTTGAAGATGGATCAGGCATTCCTTCAGCCAACAGCTACGCCAGTGATACCTTTGTCTTGGCCTATTTAACAGATCGAAATCGACAAGACGAAAACACATGGGCCAGCTTAATCTTGGGTGTTCAGCAAGCCCACATTATCGAAGCCACCGATTACATCGAAGGCCGGTTTCGGCTGTCGTTTATGGGCCAGAAAACATGGCGAAACCTTACACGGGCCAAGGCGGTTCTGACTTTCGCCTCGCTGCCCATTGCGGCTTCGGCGGTGGTGCTAGGGGCGCAGACCTATACCTTCGTGGCCGCGCTTGCGTCGGCCGACGATGTGTTGATCGGGGCCAGTATTCAGGAGTCGATGAATAATTTAATCAATGCGATCGCAGCTTCCCCAGATCAGGCTGGCGTGACACATGGAACCGGCACCGTGGTGAATGCTGACGCTCAAGCCTCGGCCTTTGAAGATAACGCACTTGTTGCGGAAAGCCTTGAAGAAGGCACACCAGGTAACACGATCGTCAGTACGACCACGGTTGTTGGTGCGACCTGGAGCAGCGCAACCCTTATCGGAGGCACCCTCGTCGGAAGGCCTCAACCCCTTTCATTCCCGCGCACAAATTTATGGGATCGAGATGGGCTGGAAGTATGCGGAATCCCCGATCGACTTATGCAGGCCGTCGCCGAGTATGCGGTCAGGAATGCCGGATCTGTATTGCAACCGGATCCTGATGTCGCGACAGGGCTTCAAGTGGTGGAGAAAAAAGAAAAGGTCGACGTGATTGAGGAAGTCACCAAATGGATCGAAGGCGGGGCCATACAAATTTCGGTGCCATATCCAAAGGCTGACAGCTTACTCAAAGAATACCTGCGACCGAGTGGGCTGGTCTTTAGGAGTTAACGATGCCAGTCATTAAAACATCTAAGGGATTCAAATTTGGGCAATCAGGCAAAGTATTTCCAACGCGAGCACAAGCGGTTCGACAAGGGCAAGCCATCAAAGCCAGTCAAGGGAAGAAAAAATAAATGGCCACTCGATTCGGAAAATTCCAGACTCTTGCACAGAAATTGATTACCAAGAACGGGCGACTGGTGACTATGCAAATTGTTTCAGACTTCCCACAAAACCCAAATGAACCATGGGGCCCAAATACCGCCAATGTAGAGATTACCAACGTCCCAGCTGTGTTTCTGGAATACAAAAAATCGGATTTAAATTTCCGTAATACCTTCGGCATCGGGGGATCGGACACGCTCCTTCAGATGGGCGACAAACGTTGCCTCATTGCCAAACTGGATCTGCCTGCCACACAACCCCAAACCAAGGACAAGATCCTGGATGCGGATGGAACGGAATGGAAAATCATCACCGTGAATACTTTGCAGCCAGGAAATTTGACCGAAACAATTATGTTTGATTTGCAGGTACGAAGCTAATGGCAAATAACATTCGTCTACAAATTAAAAGGGTCACAAATGACTTGAATAAAGGAATCAGTCAAAGGGTTGGTGAAGTAGCCTTTGCTGGCTTTTCGGCCATTTTGATTGATTCACCCGTTTTGTCTGGTCACTTCCGAAATAATTGGCAAGTCTCAATCAATGACCGTAAAACCGATGAGCTAGCAGGTTTTGACAAGAGCGGAAGTGAGGCCGCCGCTAGAGCACGTCCGGTCATTGCAAATTATGAAATGGGTATAGGAAGCAAAGTCAATATCATTATCTTTTCAAACAATGTTCCATATGCGAAAGGCTTGAACGAAGGACGTGCAATTAAAAAGCCAGCGGGATTTGTGCAACGGGCCTTACGTGCTGGAGTTAAAGCCGTGGGCGCATCAGGAAATATTTTCAAGCCATGAGTAGTCTCACGCCAGACGAAGCAGATAAAGCTATTCAAGGTGCATTTGTAGCGGCATGGGGGACTACCACTCCTGTTGCTTTCGATAATAAGGCCTTCGACGCTGAAGGTCTCAACGTCCCGTGGGTCAGACTGAACGTGCAGTTTACCACGGGGTCTATTTCCTGCCTTGGTATCGTTGGCGACCGTCGTTTCAGGAACGAGGGCTTTGTATTTGTGCAGGTATTTACTCCTGTGGGCGGGGGCAAATCTGCCAATACATTACTCGCAACCCTAGCAAGAAATGTCTTCCGAGGAGTGCAGCTTGCTGGCGGTTTATGGTTTCGGAACGAAGGAATTGTCGAGGTCGGACCAGATGGGAAGTGGTATCAGCAAAACGTGAGTGCAGAGTTTATTTTCGATGAGGTGGAGTGACTAGGTTCGGTGTCACTTTAACAACGGGAGGATAATACGATGAGCGATAGTAATAGATTTGCTCTGGCGGTTGTGGAAGAAGTGACACCAGGAACCACACCGCCGACTCCGGCCTGGGAAGCCTTGAGGATTACTGGAGCACCATCCCTTGAGTTTGCGCCAACGACTGTTTCCTCAGAAGAGATTCGGCCAGATAGAAATATCCCTGATTTGATTTTGACGGATGCGGAAGCTGGTGGAGAAGTCAGTGCGGAGTTAAGTTTCGGCGCACAGGACACGGTACTAGAGGGTGCCATGTTCAGTGCATGGACAGAAAGAAATAATCGCAAAGGGGCTAACATCACAGACATTACGACCCAGGTGATAACGGTTGTTACAGATGGAGTCTGGGCGGTTGACGACTTGGTGTACCTGGAAGGGTTTGGAGATGCGAACGATGAGATTGTATTTCCAGCTATTGCTACTTCCAATGCAACCACCATCACAGCTGCAAGTGGTTTGACGGATAATGCTTCACCAGGAGCAGCTGCAAGAATCTATAACGTCGGTGTCCAAGGGGCAGCTGGCGATATCGATTCCACGGTCAGTCCCGATACCCTCACAAGCACCCTTCTGGACTTCACCACTTTGGGCTTGTTGGTTGGTGAGTGGATCAAGATCGGTGGAGCACTCGCAGCCAATCAACTGCCCACGGCTGAAAACAATGACTGGGTAAGAATCTCGGCCATTGCAGCCAATATTCTCACGTTCGATGTGGTGCCAACCGGCTGGGCAGCAGATGCCTCGACCACGGAACTGGTGTGGTTGTTCTTTGGTGATCGGTTACGGAATGGAACGACTAAGCGTTCCTATTCTTTGGAAGAACAATTCCAAGACCACAACCCGATCAACTTTCAATATTTCCGAGGGATGCATTTGGATACCTTCGGAATTAGTATACCG